CAAGGATTGAAAGCGCCACAGCAATCGCTCAAAGATTGGGGCGACCAGAAATGGCGTACTAAGTCGGGCAAACCTTCGTCAAAGACCGGAGAGCGTTACCTCCCGGAAGCCGCCATCAAAGCGCTCTCCCCGCAAGAGTATGCCGCCAGTACCCGTGCCAAGCGAGCCGGTAAAGCAGCCGGAAAGCAGTTTGTACCTCAACCTAAAGGCGTGGCTAAGAAAACTGCTGCGTACAGGAAATAAGTAATGGCTACCGTACCGTACAAGACTACTGATACTCAAGCCTTCAACCTAGACCTGAACAATCTGGTTGAGGAGGCGTTTGAGCGCTGCGGACAGGAGTTGCGTTCGGGCTACGACATGCGTACGGCACGGCGGTCATTGAACTTGCTCACGATGGAGTGGGCAAACCGTGGCATCAACATGTGGACGGTGGAGCAGGGACAGATAACGCTTGCCTACACCAGCCCAACCCCGACGATTATCTATGACTTGCCGGTAGATACGGTTGACTTGCTGGATCACGTGATCCGCACGGGCACTAACCAGAATCAGACCGACATCAACATCAGCCGGATCAGCGAGTCTACCTACGCCATGATCCCAAACAAGAACGCCGTTGGCCGACCAATTCAGGTCTGGATTCAACGCCGTTCGGGAGCTACAAACTCCGCTGGTGTGACCGTTCCGCCCCGGATTCATGTCTGGCCGACACCCGATAACAGCCAGACCTACACCTTTGTGTACTGGCGGCTGCGCAGAATGCAAGACGCTGGCAATGGTATCAACGGCCAAGATATCCCGTTCCGCTTCATGCCTTGTATGGTGGCTGGGCTGGCATTTCAGCTATCCATGAAACTGCCGGGTGTTGACCCTGCTCGGATTGGTATGCTTAAGGCCGAGTACAACGAACAGTGGGAAATGGCTTCAACAGAAGATCGGGAGAAAGCCCCGGTCAGGTTTGTACCGCGTGAACAGTTTATTAGGTAATCATGCCAAGCAGATTTTCGTCTGGCAAGAATGCAATTGCGGAGTGCGACCGGTGTGGGTTCCGGTTCAAACTGACGCAGTTGAAGAACTTGGTTATAAAGACCAAGAACGTATCTATCAAAGTATGCCCAGAATGTTGGGAGCCTGACCAACCGCAGTTGTCGTTGGGTCTGTATCCGGTCAATGATCCGCAAGCTGTGCGAGAACCCAGACCTGATGTAAGTTATGTCACTTCTGGAACCAGCGGGTTGCAGGTGGAACAAGGCAGTACCGGACCTTTAGGTAGCGGTACACCGGGCGGTGGTAGTAGAATCATCCAGTGGGGTTGGTATCCGGTGGGTGGCGCAAGAGGCATTGATGCAGGGTTCACGCCGAATAACTTGGCACTGACGATTGCGATTGGCAACGTAACAGTAGTGACTTCATAGGGGTAGAAAATGGATACTAAACAAGTTAAGAAAATTGCAGACAAAGAAGTCAAGGTGCACGAGAAGCGTCTGCATGGCATGAAAAAAGGCGGCGTTACTTCCGCCAACATGAAGGCAGTTGGCCGCAACATGGCGCGTGTAAACAACCAGCGGAGCCGATAATGACCAAAAATGACAAGTTTGAGTTTTTCCCAGCTGACACTGCTAGTCCGATTGGCAAGTACACACAGCCAAAACCAAACACCAACTCGACCGGCAAGAACGGTTACCCTGACGAAGCCAAGTCTACCGGAATTAAAATTTACGGTACAGGCGCGGCAACCAAAGGTGTTATGGCTCGTGGTCCGATGGGCTAACCATGAACTACAGTACGCTGTTTGAAACCATCAAGGGTTACCTTGAGAATGACTTCCCAGCCACTGCCTTTACGGACAGTGCAGGGACAGGCACGGCTACGCTCACAAGTACTGAGCAAATCAACACGTTCATCACTCAAGCCGAACAGCGTATTTACAACACCGTTCAGTTCCCGTCAATCCGCAAGAACGTAACGGGAACAGTCACAGTCAACAACAAATATCTCTCGTCACCAACAGACTTCTTAGCCACCTATTCGCTGGCTGTGGTTAACACTGACGGGTCGTACGCTTACTTGCTGAACAAGGATGTGAACTTCATTCGGGAGTCGTTTCCGACACCGACGGACACAGGAGTACCTGCGTACTACGCCTTGTTTGGCCCAACCGTTACTAACTCCACAATAAGCAACGAACTGTCGTTCTTGCTTGGCCCAACTCCAGATGGTACGTACACCGTTGAGCTTCATTACTACTTCTACCCAGAGAGCATTACGACTGTAGCTAGTGGCCAAACTTGGCTGGGTGATAATTTTGACAGCGTGTTACTTTATGGTTCGCTCGTAGAGGGCTACACCTTCATGAAGGGTGAGGCCGACATAATCACCGCCTACAACACCAAGTACATGGAAGCACTGGCAATGGCCAAGCGTCTGGGTGATGGCATGGAGCGTCAAGACGCGTACCGCAGCGGTCAGTTCCGCCAGCAGGTGACCTAATGGCTTTTACCGGCAATTACGCAACCAACACCTATAAAAACGGCTTAAATACCGGCACGTTTGATCTTGGCACAGGTACGACGCAGGTCTTCAAGATTGCGCTGTACACCAACGCGGCGACTTTGGATGCAACCACTACGGCTTACACCGCTACTGGTGAAGTGTCGGCTACAGGATACACTGCGGGTGGTGAGACGTTGACTGTCAGTCAAGTGCCAACGGTTGGTGCATCTGGCACGACTTCGTACTACTCGTTCTCCAACGTCAGCTGGTCTGGATCGTTTACGGCGCGTGGCGCGTTGATCTACAAGTACGACGGTTCCGCCAACCCAGCGATGGTTGTGCTGGACTTTGGTAACGACAAGACCTCAACCGGCACGTTCCAAGTGCAGTTCCCAACCGCAGATAACACAAACGCAATCGTGAGGATATCGTGATGGTGCTGACCACCAAAGGTGAGATGGATGAGTCCTTGCTGGAGAAGCGTGAAGGCTCCGTGGACAACGAAATTGAAATGACTACTTGGGTCGAGTATTGGCTTGAGGGTGAATTGGTACATCGTTCGGCTCATGTCACACTCAAGCAGCCGGTTAACTTTGGCGGTGAAACCGCCGCTTTTGCTTAAAGGAAGATCATGGCTAACTCCCAATCAATGTGTACCAGCTTCATGAAAGAGCTGTTGCTCGGTCAGCATCAGTTTGGAACGTCCACTCTTGTGTCGCGTACCAGCTTGACCTCTCCAACCACGGACACCTTCAAAGCTGCGCTGTACTTTGCTTCGGCAACGGTTAACGCTGCGACCACGGCGTACTCCGTTACTAATGAAGTAACCAACACTTCCGGTACTGGCTACACGGCTGGTGGTGTGACGGTGACCAACGCAAATGCTCCAGCGCAGACCGTCTCACCGACTGCGACAGCAGGTGTGGCTTACTGGACTCCAAGCGCCAGCTTCAGCTGGACTGCGTTGACTGTGACCACGGCGTTTGATGCTGTGCTGATCTACAACTCAACCCAGAGCAACAAGGCTGTAAGCGTTCACACGTTTGGTTCGCAGACTATTACTGCTGGCTCGTTTACTTTGACTATGCCAACTAGCGATACCACGTCCGCGCTGCTGCGTCTCTCGACCACCTAATTGGAGCGCGGCATTGCCGCGTAAATTATGTTCGGGATATCCGCGTTTGCTGAAATACCGTTTGCATCGTTACCTTACAACGTAACGACTGGATTAACGGGAGATGCGGCCAGTGGCGCTGTAGGGTCAGTTGCGTTTGAAAAAGCGTTTGCGTTAAGTGGTGTCAATGCCAGCGGTCTAGTAGGTTCAGTTGCAACAGAAAGGTCGGTTGCGTTAACTGGCGTTTTTGCAACTGGTTCGGTTAGCGGATTCTTTTCAGCTAATTTAACTGGTACTCCTGCAAGTGGGTTGGTTGGCACGGTTGCCGGTGAAGCGGCGTTTGCTTTGACCGGAGATGCTGCGTCAGGACTGGTTGGTTCTGTAGCACTGGGTACTAGGTTGGTGGCGCTGACAGGCGTCAGAGCAGCAGGTTCTGCTGGTACTGCGGTGGCGATTAACTGGCTGTTGATTGATGACGACACAAATGCCAATTGGCAACTCATAAACACGGTGAATTAATATGGCTCTCGTACTAGCAGATCGCGTCAGGGACACAACCACTACGACCAGTACCGGGACAATTACGCTCAGTGGCACTGCTCCTACTGGCTTTCAAGACTTCTCCGTTATCGGTAACGGCAACACCACCTACTACACCATTGCTGGCCAAGGCACATCCGAGTGGGAAGTGGGCATTGGCACGTACGCTTCTTCCGGTACAACGCTTGCTCGTACGACTGTTTTGTCTTCTAGCAACTCTGGTAGCTTGGTTAACTTCAGCGCCGGAACCAAGGATGTGTTTGTTACCTATCCGTCAGAGCGTTCTGTCAATTTAAGTTCAGCCGCCCTGACTTCCGGGCGCGTTCCGTATGCCACCACCGATGGTCTTTTGGTTGACGCAGCAAACCTGACGTTCAACGGCACGACGCTGACAGCCAACACGATTGGCGCGTTCACGCTTAGTGGGACAGTAGCAGGTGGTGGCAACCAGCTTAACAACGTCATCATCGGTACTTCCACACCCCTTGCTGGTAACTTCACCACGCTGTCTGCAACCGGTGCGCTGACTTATGGTGGTGTGACGCTAACGAATGCAGTTACCGGCACGGGCAAGATGGTGCTGGACACTAGCCCAACGATCAACAACCAGACGGTTACAAATTATGTTGAGAGCGTGGTTACCATTGGTACGGTTACATCATCTAGCACTTTGTCGCTGACTAGCGGGACGGTGCAGACTGCTACGCTAACCGCATCTACAGCCTGCACGTTCACAATGCCGACTGCAACCGCTGGCAAGTCTTTTGTGCTGTTGCTCAAGCAAGCTGCATCTACGGGCAACGGGACTGCTACATTCACTGGCGTAAAGTTTGGAACTGCTGGTGCGCCGACGATCACGGCCACGGCTGGCAAGATGGACATTTTGACCTTCATCGCTGACGGAACCAATTGGTACGGTTCAA